GTAAAACATCAGCATCAGTTGATTTATCCCATCTAAGTCTTAGTAAATTATTTCCTATGGGTTCTGCTGTTAAATTTTGAACATTAGCTGGCAACTCTGTTTTACCTTGTGCGTTAAAGGTTGCATCCAGCGATGTAGGAGAAGTTTCTAATAAAGCATTAAAAGAAAATATTTGAAATTCATACGCTCCAGCTTGACTGTTATCTATTTGAATATCAGGTCTAAATACAACTGAACTTTCGTAATTTCCATTCCTATGTCTGTACTGAACTAAATATTGAGTAACACCATTAACAGGAACCCAAGTTACAAATAATCTTGAAATTGCAACACCATTTCTTACAACAGTTTTTTCTTCAAAAGAAATAGAGGTTGGTGGATCTGCTGGTGCATTTAATATTGAAATATTTCTTGCAGGTAAAGCTAAACCATCTTCAATATTGGCGTATTTATTTGGTTTATACGATAAAGCTGTTACTTTATAATTAATTCCCTTTGCTTCCTCAACTGTTAATATTCTAAATTTTTGAGCTTCAATTGTGTCACTAAACAAAAACCAAATTGAATTAACATTAGGAACTTCAGATAAGGCGGAATCTAAATTAATCACACCGTTAGTAACACTTAAAACATTCTTTGTTTCAACAGAATTATCAGGCATTTGAACACTGCATTTTTGATTTGCTCCAGTAAATGTTGATATATCTTGTAAATCATCAACAGTAATTGCAGTTGTAGTTGCAGTATTTATGCGACCAGATCGCCTTGCACCACTACGAACTGGATCATTCACATCTATGACTGCTCCTGGCCTAATTGTTACTCCTGCATCAACAGATGTTGTGAAAGTAACCACCTCCGATTCGTTTTGTTCAGCAAAAAGTATTGCTTTCCCTAGTCTTTGTGCTTGCCCTCTACTCGTACAAGCAAAAGCTCTTACATCTTTTTTGACAACGCCCAGTTTGGCCTTAGCAACACTATCTTCTACAATTTCATAATCTATTTCTCTTGAATCCATATTGTAATAACTAACAGCTACTACCGAATGTCTTGTCTTTAATGACGAGCCACTATAAGAAAATCCTTCCTCAGTAACATTTGCAAGACTAAATAAGAAACTCGAATCAGTAGGTTTATCTTGTGCAAGAGAAATTTGCCCTGCACTCCAAATAGGCATACAACGCATTACTCCACATAATTGTTCAATAAGAGTGAAAGCTTCTCCTGCTGATAAAATATTTACATTACAACTAAATCTTGCTTCTGTTCCTCCAAAACCATCATCAACTAATTCATTCGCAAATTTAGAAGCATTAACGAAACTAAATAAATCTAAATTGCTGTCACTTACATGATCTCCCAGTCCGTATCTTGTCGTTGTAAGTATGTCTAATAAAATCATTGCAGGACATGAACACCATTGAGCCGCAGCCATAGTGCCATTAAATATATAACCACTTGGATATACAATCCTGCCTGTATTACTATCAACAGTTGGCGTTCCAGAACCCGATGCCCCTGCACCTGGAATCCTTATTTTTACACCTCTAATTCTATGTTTCCTTTGTGGAATATTACTAATTACTTTACTATCAAGAGTGATAGCAGCATAAGCACTATCAGCATAAGTTTGATGATCATCGACTAATTCCTGCATCCCTGAGACAACAAAAGCATTAACTAAAGATGCATCGGTACTATCAGCAGTTACACGAACTACTTTTACATCAACTGGAAAAGCTCCGTCTAGCGTTACTCGGTAATCTTTTGAATAAGCATCACCTGTACGACCTGTGACTGTATCTGTAATAACATCAGAAAAACCACCTGAATTATATTGAACCTGTATTTTCAATTGAACACTGCTACCTAATAAATCACCATCTTCTGTTGATTCTTGTATCGCTGGAAAAGTAACTGTAACTCGAACAGCATCAACAGTAGTTGTGGTGATTTGTTGAGTAACACCACCATTGGCAACAGTGCATGATTTAGGAAAACCTGAAATCGGGCTAGATGACTGCTGTATCCCTGGTATATGTACTTGATTAGACGTTCCAAAACGAGGAATAAAGGTTACATTTTGATAGTTATAATCTGTTGCTTGAGGATTAGCAGAATTAGCATTTGGTTGAAGAATCGGAGTGTTATCTAAATAAATATCTTTTAAACAAGCAGTGTTGTAAGTCATTGAGCCTTTTGTTGCTCCCTCCTTTGCAGCAGTAGCCCATCCTTCAATTTCACCTTCACTGATTAAATCTTGAATCGTTACAAACGATCTGCTATTTAAAGTATCAGGCGCACGAGTTGGCTTTGGTGGTTGGTCTCCACCGCCACCAGATCCTCTTATTGTGTTAGTCATCCTCTAACCTGATCAGTTGTTACATCCATACTAATCACTGTTGAACCTGTAAAAACTTCTCCATATACAACTGGGAGTGTTGTTCCTGCTCGTGAAGTATTAGGCGTTCCACCAAAATCAAATGAAATACGTGGATCTTGATCATTCTCAAATTTAGGAGGTTCAGGCATAGGAAATAACATTTCTGCTACGCCAGATATGGCTAAACCAATACCAAGATTTCCAAGTACCGAACCTAGAACAATTTCTTTTCCAAACATTGTGAACGCAAGCGCACCAGCTCCCGTAAAAGAAAGTCCAATTAAAGCAGCTCCAATTAAAAATTTCCCAACCCCTCCTCCAGCTCCAGCAATAACAGGAACAATCTTTATTTCTTTTGCTACTGGATAATGAACCTCTTCTTCTCCTATCTCATTTCCATCTGTTAAAACTTGATAATATCTTTCATTCATGTGGCCTTCTAATTGAGGCCAATTCATTAATAAAAATCTTATACAATCTCCAACACTATTGACATGAGCATCTAATTCACTATGTCCTGTAATCTCTCTTAGATCACCATATAATTTAATTGTCTTGAGCATAGCGATACCTCCCTCCCGTACATTTTAACAACCATTCTGAATATGGTTCCTGACAACTTAAACGATCTGCTAAATGATGTAAAACTTCCCCATTTAAAAAGATTGCAGCATGGTTTAAACCTTTACCCATAATTGACATTAATAAAACATCCCCGTTCTCTAATTTTTCATCTGGTTTTAATAAATAAAAACCTGCTGCTTTCGTACACTCTTCAAATATAGGATTCTCTAAAAATTCTTCAGGTGTTATTGGTCGTTCCCAATCACGTAACGTAATTCCTAATTCTTCTTCATAAAAATCTCTAACTAGGCTCCAACAATCAGTAACGCCCCAACACCAAGGTCTTCCCTTTAACGGTGGCTTATATCCTATTGGTTCGTAATATCCCCATTGTTCAGTCTTAGGATTAATAATATGCCAAGGCAAACTACCAGCTTCACAACTAACTCTATCCGCTTCACTCGCAACTGCTGGAGTTGTTGGATGAGAATGAATCACACTAACTATTTGTCCTAAATCCTCTGCTTTTGCATAATCTTGAGGATCTAAAATAAAACATTGTTGAGAGTAAATAGAAGAATCACTAACTAAATTACGACAAGGATAATAAACTTTTTTACCCTTAACATTTAACAACAATCCAACAGATTCTTTTGGATCTTCTTGTTTAGCATGTTGTAACGCTTTAACTCTCCAACCCATTACATAAATGTACCAATAGAAGGGAAAAGATCCCTAGTACATTGACGTTTAGGTAATCTCATTCCTGCTAAATCAGTAATACTTGCAAGTTCAAAAGTAACAACATCTCTATTCTCTATAACTTTTCTATCTATATAATAAACTTCTCTTGGAAATTCATTATTAGCAGGAGTACCAGGGCTAACAGATTCTTGTGCAAATAAATCACTATCTTCTAAACCAATAAAACCTGAATCATCTTCTTGATCAAATAAACCAAAAGATGCAAAGTTTTCTACATCTAAAAATTTAGCTAATGTTCTAATTCTTGTTACTTTTGCACCTGTTAAATCATTACCAGCAGTGATTAAATTAACCTCTAACATTACAGCACTAATTAAAGATAATGCGTTACTAATCGTTAGTTGTGGTCTAGGAAGTTGACCTTTTTGAAAAGCAAAACCACTAGCCTCTACTGGATAACGAAGATATTCATTTAATTGCCAAATAACTTTACCGTTTAAATCTAAATTACTTCCTGCATGAAAACGATATGTCATGGTGCTTTGCGTACCATGTAATGTCGAATCTAATTCAAGTTCAAATAATTCAATAATTGCAGAAGGATTTGTCTTCTGTAGATCACTAATAATTGGATCTAAACTCATGGCTCAAATACTTCCCTAAATGTTGCTGTAATTGTTGCTCTGTTTAGGTATGGGATAGATTTATTCCAAGCATCACAAACAAACTTAGAAGAAGAATCTTCACCTGGAGGAGTAAAGTCAAAACTATCTTGATCTAAAGCTCTTGCGTCTAAAAATGCTTCTATGGTGTCTGCATCTGTTTCTGATACTGCGAACTTTAAAGAATAAGTTTTTGGATTTGTATGTGCATCCAACCCGAATAAAATTCGATGCTCATATCCATCAGCAAAACGAACCACACGTTTATTAGGTGCTGATCTTTTTTGGACTCCGTACTGCGGAGCAATCGAAGGAAATGTTGCCATTATGCTAGAAGTCCTCCAGGTCTTTTCTGATTAATGATTTCAGCTTGTACTGCTGCTGCAAGCATACTTCCTAATTCTTCAGCTTGCCCTGCATCACCTTGGACTGCTGAACCAGAAGCATCTACGTTAACAACAATATTTGTTGATCCTCCTAGATCGTGATTAGGTATTATTGTCCCTGCGGAATCTGGAACGAATAATTCTGGGCCTTCTTCTCCAACGATTGAGGCTCTCCCTTTAGGTGGTCTTCCTCCATCGGCATACCCCCAAACTTGAGCATTAGGATCATCGAAATCCAATCCGTATCTGTCTGTACCAGTTGACCCCCTTCCCGTAAAACCACTAGCTTGATTTATATTTCCAAAAGCATTTGCAAATAGACTTAATATTCCTCTCTGTAACTGAGTCGCAGCTATTTGTGCTGCCATATCTAAGAAATGATCTGCAATCTTATTAAACATATTTCTAAACGCATCCTGAACACTCATTGTGCCGTTAACTATTCCTTTAAATGATTCACTAAACGATGAACTAATTGATTTAGATAATTCAATAACTTGATATTGTGTATCATTTAGTTTTCTCAGTTCTGCATTAACATTATCTATTTCATTAGCAACTGAACGCATTGCTGCCTCTTCTGCATAAGCTATTGCTGTTAATTGATCACGGGTTTTAATAAATGAATCAAAAAACTCTTTACTGTTCTGCGTAAGTTCATCTAATTCTTTTGCTTGTTTAGCTGGTAATCCTGTTATTCCACCTCTTTCTCCTGAGAAGAACATTTTAAACGATTTCCAAATTTTATTTCTATCTTGTTCTATTCCTAATTCTTCTTTCTTCTTAGCTATCCGATCATTAATTATTTGAAGGACACCCTGTTCAGCCCCTTTCTGTCTTAATAAAAGACTATATTTCAATTCTTCGTCTAAAGAAAGATCTTTATTTTGTTGCTTAATTGCAGCCATAGCAGCTTGAATATTTCTTCCTTGTGCTGTTGCCGTAAACGCAGCTTCATCACCTCCAAAAAACTCAGCGAAAAGACCTCCTTCTTTCCCATATCGTTTAAATTGTGCGGCTATTTCAATTGCTTCCTGTTTCGTAATATTTAGACTTTTACCTAATTTAACTATTTCATTTGCACTGTATTCAGCATTAAAGCCCATATTTTTCATGTCTTTATTTAACGCTGCAACTGATTTTCTAAAATCAATCATTTCTTGAATTTTTTGTGCAGAAGCAGTTGCAACAATTGAACCAGCAAATCCAAATCCAGGGCTTAACGCACCACCAGCAGCACCACCAATACCACCTAAGACAGAAGCTAATCCAGATTGACCAAATAACAGAGGGAAACCTCCACCAATCATTCCACTTTGCGCTGCTCCCTTCCATCTGCCTCCTACACCACCAGGAGAAGCTGCCCATCCTTTTTGATTAGCTCCCTTTCCAATTCCCCACCTTTGCATCCTATTTAAAGGAGCAG